ATGAAGGTAGAACCCATGACTCTGAAAGCGTTAGTCCGTGAGCGTATTGAGGCAGGTAAAGAAATGCCAACGGAAATTTTCGGAGTGTTCTCTGAGAATAAGACTACAATAAAAAGGAACAAGTAACATGAACCAAGTAGCAACAAAAAAAGAAGGAGCATTAGCAACTTTTGATATGGAAGCTGATGCACAACAAGGCGCTCAAAATATATCGCAAGAAGATCTTGCGTTGCCTTTCTTAAAAATTTTGGGCCAACTATCACCAGAGGTTAACAAGCGTGATGGTAAATATGTCGAGGGCGCAGAACCCGGCAAAATAATAAACACTGTCACTAATGAATTGTATGACTCAATTGAGGTTGTACCATGTCATTACAAAAGACAGTACATAGAATGGCAAGATAGAGGTACCAGCAGTGGTGCACCTGTTGCAATTCATGAAGCAGATAGTGATATCATTAGTCAAACGACTAGAGGTAAAGACTACAAAGATAGATTACCAAATGGTAATTATCTTGATAATACTGCTAATCATTTTGTACTTGTCTTAGGCAACAACCCACAAACTGCATTGATGTCTATGAAATCTACGCAACTTAAAGTAAGTAGAAAATGGAACTCAATGATGATGGGTTTAAAAATGCAGGGTAAAAATGGTTTATTTACTCCGCCTACATACAGCCACATTTATAAACTATCAACAGTTCAGATGTCTAACGACAAAGGAACATGGTTTGGTTGGGATGTATCTAAAGTTGGACCAGTCT